TTCAATATAATACATCAGCACAGGCTCGTTGTCAACGAAGACATGCTTTCTTGTGATGGTGTATCTGAAAATTGCCATTACATTTGATCTCTTACAAGTTCCTGTTACTATTTACACAGGAATACCCGTGGTCGGATTCGAACCGACACTGGAGGGATTTTAAGTCCCCTGTCTCTGCCGTTGGACTACACGGGCAAGGTGCTCCTTGAGGGGATCGAACCCACCTTAGGCGAATTATGAGTTCGCTGCATTCACCAGATTGCTAAAGGAGCAATAGGGGTGTAGGGAATCGAACCCTAACACGGGACTAATCTGGTCCACTTGGGCTTATAAGACCCACGATGCTCCATACATCACACCCCCAACGGTCAAAAATAATTGAAGTTTATAGCAACTCGTACTTTCTCATCTGTACAAGTTGCTCCTGTGTGATATTCGTGCGAATCGAATATCACAATCCTATTCGATATACTATCGACTTTAGATCCTTCAGAGAATTTTGTGTAACCGTTGTTGGTGTTGACATAGTAGATTGCAACTTTTGTCTGATTAACGTTATCAATATGATAACCATGCTCGATGGTTTTGTCAGTCCTAGGCAGTAATATGCCTTTTATTCTGGTGATTGCTATTGGTTTTAGTTTTTCTATAATAGGTATTAACAGTTTAGCAAATTCACTTTGAAATGCATAGTCTCTATAAAAACTATGTCCAAATTGAAAGTTGTACTGCTCTTTGCAAAGTAGATCTTTTGATACTACTGAGTTTGCATAATACCAGGGAAAATTAGCACTTAAAAGAGTATTGTGTATCTGAGTAAATTGCTCTTTCGATAAAAAGTTGTCAATTACTTGCATACTGCTAACTTATTTTTAAGTGCCTGTCTACGAGCTTTCGCCTGACGTATCGCCTGAGGTTTCAGACTACGCTTCTGTTCTTTTTTACTGTGATGTTGCCAGTTGGGAAGCGTTGACATTCTTCTTTCGACCTCTGTACTTATGTATAATACCCGATCAAGCAACGATTGTCAAGGGACATGTGCCAGTTGATTTTCTGGCACTATCGTATGATTTGCTTTTCGTAGTAATTATCTCCAAATTCACCTTTTAAAGAATAATTAAATACGATATTTAATCTATCTTCATTACTCAAATTTGGTGGTGTACCATGTTGAACAAATCCTGGAAATATTACTATACTACCAGGATTTGGTTGAATATAAACTTCATTTGAAGTATATGGAGTATTTTGTTTAAGATTTGGTTTAATCGATGGCAAAATCCAGGTGTATCTCGATGGTTCACAATAAAAAGTAAGTCCACCACAGTTATCTGGCATTTTTGTATAGAAAATGCCAGACCACAAACAGTTTTCATGAGAATGTTGCCTGGAATAATCGCCATTTTTATGAAGCATACTAATTAATGACCATTTTAATGTCACTAAATTCTGGCAATTTTAAAATATCTTTATTACACGTTGTTGATCCTTTTGGTTCATAGTAAGGATTTGGATTTTTAACTCTTTCCCACTCCAAGTTCATTAACCTTTTATTGATATCATCTAAATTTAAATTATACTCTTTAGCACAATCAAAATTTAAATATAAAGGTATCGCAAACAGTGGATGTATCATTATGCAGGACGAACTGGAGGACTCGACAACTGAATAATCGATTGTTGTTTGACGAATGCTTTGAGCTCAGGTGTCTCATTCCATTCCCAAATTTCTTTGTGACCCTTGCTATCTATACGCTCAAATGTTTTTTTCATTTGCAATTTCCTCGAATTTATCTAACATAGTATCAAACGAACCGATGTTCTCAATATCACTAACCATTCTAGCAATTTGAGTGCATACAATCGGTCGCTCTTGCCTTGCGGCAAACGCTAAAGCATTTCTAAGAGACGCAGCAGCTTCTTGAAGGCTATCTGCAACTGATTTTGATAAGGCCATTACTCCCCTGAAACTCGAACATAGTTATTCTACTGAGTTTCTGAGGATCTGTCAATCCCTTTGGCGCCAGTCCTCTGGTTTGTCTTGAGTGAACCACTCGGCAATATCATCAGGACCACTAAATCCAGTTTTTTGACTGGTTGGATCTGGATCTCCAATATCCAAGGCATTTAGGAAATCATCCAGACCACCCTCTGCCATATTTGGATTAGCAGCACGTCTTCTAGACTGTCTAAGCATCGTTGCAGCAGTTCTATTATGCTTTGCCAACTTTTCCGCCCATATCATGTCTTCTAATTTCACTTCCTCGTGCTTAGAAATTCTTTCACATATGAATTCCATTCGCAGACGGTAGTTTGTTGACAGCATAAAGTCTCACCACAACTAAGTTTATTTAGTTCAGTAGAATGAGAGCGCCCTTGATATTTACGTTTCCTACACCAATAATATTAACTGCACCAGCAGCAGTAACGCTTGCGGCGCCACCAGCAGCCATAGATGCTGCACCTCCAGCGTTTGCCGAGAATGCCCCGCCTGCCTTGATTGCATATGCTCCAGCAACATCAGCGTTATATGCACCACCTGCCTTGACATCAATAGCTCCACCAGCAATTTCGCTGATCAATCCGCCAGCCTTTCTATTAATAAAGTCAGCGGCATCATAAATTTGACCACCAATTAATGTCTTAACAGAATATGCACTATCTCTTGCCTTAATTAGTGGTATATTAATAGGATTACCTGCTACAATATGTTGTTCAGCACCACCAATCCACTGTTTATAATCACCCAGAATAGACCAGTTAATATGTCCAGGAGAAACGATGTTAGAAGATGCTCTAGGATCGAAACTTAGAGTTGTCTTTTCAGACACGCCAAATTCTAGTTTTTGTCCTATAATAATCTCCTTATCATTACTGGTGTATTTTTCAATACTACCAGCATTCATAGTGATGGTTCCGCCACCGCCTCCACCAGCCTGAATAGTAACTTGTGTTTTTCCAACTAGCATCAATTCTTCCGATGCTTCGATCACAATCTTTTGTGCTCTGATGTATCTGGTCCCACCAATTGTTTGCTCAACTACATCACCATAGGCAACCATGTTTAATGCTTGATTTTCTGTATCATCTCCAGATGAATACTCTATATTCGTTCTTCCTTCGTGCTTTTGCACTTGTCCAAATGTGTGAACATATAATCTTCCACTACCAGGACCAGTTTCTTTATCTCTAACCCCAGTAAGAAGTCGTATAGATCCTTTGTTATCAAGTACAATTGCTCCATCTGATGGACCATCAATACGAAGAGCTGTAGATTCGCCATCTGGTAGAACTCTTTCGTAGATTTCAGATCCAGTTAAAGTTCCTTTGTACCAAGTATGAAATCTAGGTTGATCCTTCAGCTCCTGTACTTCACCAGAAGTTGTTGGTTTAAAAATATAATCAGGATATGTATATGCAGAAAACTGTGACATTATGGACAATCAACGTAACGACCCGTTCCAATCTTGGTAGAACCAATTGTGGATAGTGCTTCAGTATCTAGGCAAACTAGAGATGGGATAAGTTTTGCACCAAATCCATTTCCACCAACAACTAAGACTCTTGGAATAGAACTAAAGGTTCTTTCTCTATCCAGTATGCGGGCACCGATTACAAAACCATCTTCATTTATAATTGCTTCTGCAACTCCTAGTTCATCATTAACATATACCTTTGGAGGCTCTGTGTATCCTTCACCTGGACGAATGAGTGTAAATGTATCGATAATGCAACGTAAGTTTTTGGTTTCTGGTAGATTTACTTTGTAACCATATCCGCCAGATTTCACACGAATCTCTGTCAGTAATCCCTTTTCGTCTAGTAGAGCTGTTGCGGTTGCGCCCACACCTTCTCCGCCAATTGTGACATATGGAGGTTCTGCATATGGAGATCCAGGCTTAGAAACTGGAATTGTAATAATAGATCCATTCTCATCAGTAATAATTTCATCTGGATTTACTACTGGAGGTTCGAAGTTATCAAAATCTGTCTCTGGAGTATCGCCCTCGCTTTCATCATAATCACTCTCAGTATTATCATCAGCATCTATAATAGTTACATCTGCATATGCCGCTGTTCCGTTAATAGAAAATCTAAGAACTTCGAAATCTTCTACAACACCATCATCTTCTATTCCGACAGTTACTTTTGCTTCACCAGAATTTATTACAAAACTTCCAGTTAAAGATCCACCAATAATATCTTCTGGCTCTATTTCATTTCCGAGAAGAGTGTAATATAATACTGTTCCATTTTCTACATTTTCTGTGCTGATTGTAAAGACGACAAACTCATTTTCTCTTACAATTGACTTATCAGCCAACACAGAATATCTCGGCAATCTTTCCGAAGGAGGAGTATTTGGATCATCGATGGTAATGTCAGAATCTTCACTATCGGGAATTCCATCACCATCTAAATCCTCAATATCAACTTCATCTGGTGGGAATACATTATTGAGACTAGTTAAAGGATTAAGTGCTGATCCTCCATATGGATTTCTATTGCGATCCTTAACATCTCTCTCAGTTATTGTACAAATTCCAATATTTTTAACAAACTTCGAAGAAACACCACTTCCAGAAACGGGCGAATTCGTTCTCAATACTAGTGAAAAATCTTCTGGTCCTTCCGATAAGCTATCGTAAAATGTTTTGACAGTAATTGTTTTTGTTGTTTCTCCTGGTGCAAATCCTAAAATGTCACTTGTCTTTAAATAATCAACATCTGCTTCCGCTCCATCTTCAAATGAAACTGTTTTATATCTAACAGAAGATGATGAACCAAGATATCCACTTCTTGTTACTGTGAATATAGCATCTTCACCTTCTTCTACTGTAATATCTTGAATGTCATAAGTAATTCTCTTTGTTTCAGATCCCACCGTTGTTGGGTCCGATCCAGGAATATTGCCATTAGTTCCATCAAATAAAGGAACTCCACCAACAAATCCAACTGTTGTGATTTCTAATGGTCTTCCAGTATAAGCGTCATCACATGTGTACTGAGTATAATCAGCTCCAGTTGCTGGGAATAGATTATCAATACTTCCCAATAGATCATCTAAGAAATCTCTATCATTATCCTTTTCTTTCTCTTCTCCACTTGTGCAAACTTGCTTATACTTGCTGCAAGTTTTATCTGGACCAGAGCAAGTAATGCCAAGAAGTTGCATTACAAAATTAATAGCGCCACCAATCAAATTTAATGGACCAGCAATTGCTCCAAGAATTTCTTGAAGTGGTCCGAGAATTGATCCCAGTAGTTCCTCCATCAAAGAATTCATCTTAGAGATGATTCCATTAACAAGTTTATCAATCTGACAAGCAGCTGCTCTGTAGATCTGATTAACGAAGTTCATTAAAACATTTGTCAACCACTTTGCCAGGCGATCACCAAGATCTGCCATCTGACATCCGAGGTTCTTCAATAATCTATTAAACCATTCAGTTACTGGTGTAAGTGCGTTACCAGTTTCCGATGGGAATAGTAATGCTTGGATTAAATCTTTGACACCAGCGGTCAGTTTTTCGATAATAAATCCTTTTACTTTGGCGATAAACTCGCGTACAACTGAAATGCCTTTATTGATGTAGTTTCTTGCTATACCAATTCCGTCATTTACTGCACCAGTTGCTTGACTAACAAGATATGTTCCAATATTTCCACCGCTGCTTTGAATTGCCGCTAATAGTTCTGCAAGAATGTTTCCCATCTTGCTCTTAATGTCGATATTATCACACTTCTCTGCAACTGATTGACACCACTCTTCGGAATATGGATTGCCCTTCTTTAAAGGATTGATCTTTCTCTGTGGTACATTTACTCTTGGATTTCCATCACCATCTTTAGATCCATCTGATAATCCACCTGTTGCTGTGTTCTTATCAGTTCCTTCTTGCTTTGGAATACCAGCAGTTTTTGTATTAATATTTGATGATATTGCAGTAACAAAAGGTTTTGTATCTGGAGTTCTCTCGACAAATACTTTAGTTGCACCAGGAGTCTGTCCAATAGACCCCATAATAATTGGTTTTTGCTTTTCGGTATCCATATAGAAACCGACAACCCAACAACCAACTTCTAATTGTGGATGTGCGCCTCCAGTATTGCCAGGGACAAATGGAACTGTCACAGGCATCACAACGTTAGCCCATGGCAGATCCTCAGTAGCAAGAATTTCTGGATCTCCTGGGTGATCTCCAACAATTCTTACCTTAAAACGATAACCGCCTTTGTTATTTACTTCTTCTCTGGCGGTTCCTTCAATTTGTCCTACCCACCAAGAAAAACCATCTTGACCTATTCTTGTAGTGGGTACAATACTGGATATAATTTGATCCATATTATTCAATCATCATATACTCTACACTCTAATGCTTCTGGATTGCTATCACAAAATAGTTCCAGAGAAGTTGGATCTTTTTCTTCGTTTGGATGATTTGCTTTATAAGTTTCGAGCTGTTCTAACTCTCCCTCAATATGACGGCGCATCTGAGGAGAAACTGTAGGGTCGCTCAGAATTTCTTTATCTTTTTCAATATGCTTATCAATACTTTCCATGTTTAGTTACCTCCGTATACATTATTTAGTGCCATGATTGGATTCCACATCTCCGTAGGAATCTCGCATTAGGCGTAAAGTAGTGAAGAATCTTCCATTCGTCGATTTTGTACTATCATATGAATGAGTGACTTCTTGTATTAGATAAGTTCCACTACTTTCTTGATCGTATGGTTCTTTTGTAATTTCTGCATTTGGTAACTTGTTTACTAATTTAATAGTAATTTTATCACCAGCACAAATTTCAGAATTGCCTGGAATTATTATAGTTGCTAATTGATGTTTTAGCAACTCATATCTCATAATAGATTGTCCAGCAAAGTGTTTGTGGAAATCACAAAACTGACTTGGACTATCTGACCCATCTTCCTGTTCAAAAGATGCAATCCCTGGTTTATTATACCAACTTTCATGATCAAGTAACACAGATATTATTCTAGTGGGATAATCTGATAATGTTTTCCCGTCTGCAGTTTCTATGATAGATGGAGTATTCTGTGCTCCAAGATGCTTCATATCTTTGTAAGCATCTGCAAGACTATAATGATATTCGTTATACTGTCCAGTAGAATGATTGAAGAATATCATTAGAGAAGAATATTTACCCTTTCTTAGGGATGTCATCACATCAACTTCTGATTTGAATGTAGCTTGAGATATGGTAAATCTGTCGTCTGCTCCATCATCTATATTTGCTGGTTTCTCGATATATGGTCCCCATGGCTTAGTTTTATCATCTTCAGATAGAAGTTTATCCACAGAGAAAAAATTGTATCCTCTCTTAGTTTCCCAGAAAAAGAATCCAGCACTACCAGATACTTTTTGCCTTTCATTTTTTGCGGAAGATTTGTTGCTTGATGTTAATCCCTTGGCAACACTTTTTACTGCAATAGAAGATATAACATCAAAAGGTCTTCGATTTGCTGGAATCAACTTCATTTCAAATTCTGTTGACTCTGAGAAAAATTCTTTGGGAGATTTTAAGTCCTTTTGTAAAATTTCAGCAACAATTTTATCACCAGTTCCTTTGAGTGGTTTAATTAGTCTGAAATATTCATTATTCAGGGCTTCTTCTGATATCAGTCCTAAAGTATACGACTGTGCGTTATTTTTGACGTATCTGTTTCCTATCTTCCAAACTAACATCTTGTATTCTTGTGGTTGCTCTGATGATGAAGTTTGTACCGTAATAATAACTGTTTCTCCACCCTGAATTGGAAGACTATTTAATAGTCCAGCACTATCCACAACAACTAATGTTGCTGCAATAAAAGGACTGGTAATACTTTCCACATACGAAAAAGTACCAACCATTTGTTTAATTTCATATCCCTCGCTTTTATCTCCAAGGGCAGAAATTTTTACACTTTTGAGAGAAAACTCTGCAGAGTTCTGAAATTGTTCCATTATGCTAATGCCCTAATTCTTAGATCTTGGAAGACAGCAGTTCCAGTTTGCTCCATACCAATACCAGGAGATACTCCATTTCCATTTATTCCTCCCTGCTGATTTCCACCTCCACCATAATAATTATTGATGATAGTTGCACCACCACCTTGAGTTGTGAGTCCCATAGTATTCATGGCAACTTGCTGAGACGCTGCCATCATAGGTGTTCCAGTATTTGGATTGGCAGCAGATGCTTGTAATGCTCCAGGAGAAACACGACTAGATGCTCTTGGACTTGTTCTTGTGGCAGAAGTCTGTCCATTACGCTTACTTGGATCTGGTTTACCGTTTATTGAAAGTGGTTGAGCTGGAGCTGCAGATACTGATTGATTTCCTCTATTTCTTGCTATTGTGCTGCGACTTGCCCCACCAGGCATTCTATAAATTTTTCCTTGTCCACCATAATATGCGTTATATTCTTCGGGTGATGCTTCCCATGAAAATTTTGCTTTGCTTGATGAATTAGAAAGTATCTTTCCATTCTGCAGGACAACACCAATATGTGCCTGTGGTGGAGATTGTCTATCATACATTACCATTACATCTCCAGGTTGTCTCTGACCATAACTGACCTGTTGATACCCAGCACCAACCATTTTCTTTTCTGCATCTGGAACATACATCGATGCTCCCCATGGTGGAGTAATTCCCGCAGCCTTATATACTTTATTTACAGCCCAAACACATCCATTTTCTCCCCCACCTGGAGCCTCTCTGGATGACATTCCCTTCAAACGCTGAGCAGCACTTGCTAAAGAAGATCCAGATCCACCACCTCTACCTGGACCGCCACCACCAGTTATTTGTCGTGTAGCAAGTGTATTTGCATTTCTAATTCTACTATCATATCCAGCTTGTCCTGGTTTTTCACCAGATCTCTCAAAATCCTTTACGAATAAAGCAGCTGCTTCTGCTGCTGTTTTTGTTTTCTTGAATCGTTCGATTCCAAGACCACCAGATCCAGTTCTCATTTCTTCCATGATCCACTGGAGCTGCGCTTCTCTGGTATTTACATCCAATCCCTTTTGCTTTGCCCATTTCTCGAAATTTGCCCATCTATTTTTATCCCACTGAGCAAGACCTCTATGACCAGTTTTGTTTTTTGCCATGGGATCTAATCCAGCGCCAGATTCTTGCATTAAGTTACCGACGATACCCGCTGCTTGATCTTTTGTCAATCCTTGACTCATAAAATAATTCATAGCTTGATCTTGACCACTAGATCCAGAAAAATCTCCACCGCCCAAATAATCTGCAGCTGGATTAAACTCGGCAGCATTAGCAGCACCACCAAATAAAGAAGCAATACCACCAGCAAGAGATTCGAAAAAGCTTTTTAGACCTTCTCCCATTTTCTCAAATCCACCTTCTCTTTCATAATATTGCTTCATTCCCATCGCCTGCATCTTAGCAAAATCTTTATCATTTTTCTTCTGTGCTGCGAATACTCCTTCACCGAACATCTCAAACGTCTTTTTACCTCTAGTTCCTTCGAGTGGGAAAACACCTTCATTTCCAGCTTCCCCAATCAATCCAGTAACTGGACTGGTGATAATACCGCCATTTGCAAATGGAGTTAATCCAGCATCTCTCGCCATCAATCCAGCATCAATACCAGTAGATACGGCAGTTCCAATACCAGGAATAATAGATGCAATACCAGAAAGTAGTTCGCCACCAGCGCCAAGCCAGTCTCCACTCATCGCTCTTTCAGCAGCAAAAGCACCTCCAGCAAGAGCTCCCAATACAGGAATCTTCTTCATAAATCCCTTTCCGAGTCCCTTTGCCACCGCTTTTCCAGCACCTCTACCACCAACCTTAGTTGCGAGTCTAGTTGCCCTTCGTGCTCCGCCTCCTCTGCGGGTCACAGAAGCGCCTCCACCAAGTCTGCTGCCAGGACGGCGGTTCATGCCTCTCCACTCGTCAACGTAGTCTGGAATGGGCAATCCGCCGCCAGGAGCGCCTCCTAGGATAGAACCACCCCCACCAGGACCTGGCATGAAAGGACTGCACCCACATCCTTCATCTTTCTGAAATGGATTTGGTCCTCTAAAAAATTCTTTTAACTTACTGCCAGTTTCTTTCTTTTCTTCATTCTTTTTTCTCTTGGCAAAATTCTCTGGTGTCATAAATCCAGAGAGATCATTACCTTGTTCTAAATATTTTTCTTCTTCTCTAGATGCTGCCCTGAGCATCAACTTTTCAGTTGATTGTTGTTGCTTTTCCGATAGTTGTACTTCTGTCTTTGTCTGTTCTTTTACAGCATCAACTAAAGACATTATTATTTGAGTATTCTTATTAACCGCCGCAACAATATCAATTCCACTTTCTGGTGAAATTGGAGGGGCGGCTGCAGAAGTGGTTTTTACAGATTCTTGGCGAGATTTGATAAATGCTTCTCTTCTCTGTGCATTTGTCAGATATTCACCAGAGGGCCCAACTCCAGTAGTTGCTTGCTTAAAAAACGTTTCAGCGTTTAATCCACCACCAGAAGAAATTCCTGGAATATCGGTAAATGTTCCCCCAGGTCTTTTAGCAATTCCTCCATCTGTTCCACCAGGAACTGCTAATGGTTCCTGTTTAGTAATAGCAGTTGTTCCTGATCCCAACATTTTTGGTTGGGATCCAGAAAACATTTTTTTAGCTACTGGTTCTGCCTTAGTTACGTCCTTAACCGTAACTCCCTGAGCATTAGCTTGATACTGTACTTGTCCACCAGAACTTTTTACTAAAGCACCGCTGGTTTTCTGAAATTTGCCCCATAAACCTTTAAGTCCTTCTGCTAACTTTTTCTTAGCAAAATTAACTAGAGGACTTTCTCCCGATACTGGTTCATAAGCTAGAAAACCGTGTGCCATTACCTTTGTGCTGCTTTTTGTTGTTCTTGTTTGACCTGTTCCAAATGTTGCATCAAGAGACTAGTGTAAACTTGTCTCTCCCAAGGCATCATATTCTCAATTTCACTCAAGCTATATTTATGGTGCTGCATCAAGGCAAAGTTGGTTTTATAATACCCTTCCAGCGTATTGTGGAAGAGTGCTACCCGAAAAAATTGGACAATCCTGCAATAGTAACCTCATTCATGACGCCAGTATTTGGATTTTTCACTTTTATAGTGTGTTCTAGAACTGGAGATTCATTAAAGAATTTTTGAATATCTTCAAATTGCTTATTTGTGAGTTTTTCTACAAATTCGACGAATTCTTTCTTAGAAGTTGTTGAACTGTCATACACATCTTCTCCATCAAAAATCTGATCAATACAACTTGCCATAATTTCAACAACACCATCAGCAGTTGGTGGTTGACCAATAATTGAAACTTTGACAAATTCGTTAAATGATGGATATTTCATAATCACGCCCATTTTATCAGATAGCATGATTTTGTTGCTATGTCCATCTGGTTTACTGACCTTAACATCTGTTAGATTCAGATTATAGCGAACTTGAGTGACTCCATCATCTTCGCAAGTAATATTCATTTCCACAATTTCGCCAACTGATACTGCACGAATATTAAGGAAAATATACTCTAAATCGAAAATTGCTAATTCTTCCAATTTTACGCGAGATTGGATGCAACCCTTCAATAGACTTTTTACAGCATCTTCAATCTGTTTTTCGTCATTTGTCTCTAATGCCAGTAAAAGTAGTTTTTCCTCTTTTACCACAAATGGACGATATTTGATTGTTTTGCCACTAGACGGAATTTCCAACTCATAAGTTGGGAGTACAACTTCTGGTAATGCCATTATGCTCAGATCAGATCATATGTATATTTAGCGCGACTTTTTGAGCGATTTTTTGGCGGAAAAAATTTTTCTACTTTTATGGAATCGAAAAGTCAATTTTGCTATTTGTATAGCTTTTTTAGATCATTAATATTACCTCGGAAGGAAGTAATATCATTTTTAATTACATAATGTCTCATGTACGAGAATTGAGCAGTCACCTGAGTTACTTGGCTCGATCCAAATTGAAGTGGCACAGCATCTATAGCAAAAGGATATGCTTTCTCTAAAATATATGTAATTGATGTTCTTTCCGTTGGAGACTTAGATCCACTTTCTGTTTTACTTATGGCAATATTACAAGCATATTGATCTCTATACTTCAGTCTAACATTTCTATTTTCATCTCTGATTGGACCATATGCAAGCGACTGCATTTGAGATAGAGATTTTGCTGTTTGATCGCTTCCTTGCTCACTAAAAATATAATCAACCCAGTCTTGCAAAAACTTTAGGGCAGACATATTAGCATCACATAAAAATCCCAACTGTATTTCTGTGAATACTCTGGTATGTGGATATTGAATAGTTCCACTACCAGTATAAATTCCGTTTATCTGTCCCTGAGCGGTATTAGTGTTTGGGAGTTGAGCTTCACTACAAAAATACTCAAAGTAATCTCCTGCCTGCCCACCTGGAGGAGTAATAGGTGGGTTAAGGAATCTTACTACAAAATTATTTGAGTACGACATGCCGCCATTAGCAGCAATAGTAGCAAGAAAACTATCTACAGACACACTAAATACCTATGTTGGTCCAACTATATTTATGGCGTACTCTGGATTATACAAGCCTGTAAATCCTGAAAAGTATCGTGGAAACCCAACTCGTGTTATCTATAGATCATTATGGGAACGGAAGTTCATGGTGTTCTGTGATAACAATCCCTCGATAATAGAGTGGGGGAGCGAGGAGATTATTATCCCCTATCGTGCTCCCGATGGCAAGGTGAGAAGATATTTTCCAGACTTTTATATCAAGGTTCGTGAAAAAACTGGTAAGATTACCAAATATATTATCGAGATTAAACCCAAAAAACAAACACAACCCCCGAATGACAAAAATAAACGTAGTACTGCCTACCGTGATGCAGTTTTAACATTCGCAAAAAACCAAGCTAAGTGGTCTGCTGCGCGTGAGTATTGTGAAGACAGGCAGATGAACTTCTTAATACTTACCGAAGATCACTTAGGAGTCTAAAGATGGCAAAAGGATTTGCTGCAACAGCAGCAACAAAAAAACCAAAGAAAGAAAGTGGATATAAAACTCTTTTTGAAAGAGTGTCAGAAAAAGCGGGGGGAGAAAAGAAATCTCTCTCATGGTATCGTGCTACAGTAAAAGCAGAAGCAAGTAGATATAATACAAATCTGGAAAAATATGTTCTAGATGAAAAAAGAGATCGTGGTGGTCTTGCCAAAGAACAAGACACTAACGAACTAAGGAGATATGTAGTAGAAGGTCACCTCTACATGTTTGAATATAAAGCAAAGATGAGATGGTTACCTTACTATGATAAGAACCCTCTAGTTTATGTGATAAAATCAAACAAGAATGAATTTTGGGGAGCTAATCTACACTACCTATCTCCAAAGAAAAGATTACTAGCAACACAGAAGCTAATTAAAGGAAGAATTGACATACCCAAGATATGCTTCCATAAATATATTCACGACCATGTAGAAGGATTATATCTTGATCTTGCTGCAGCTGAATGGGATACTGCCATTCTCCTACCTATTGAAGATTTTGTGAAGAACATGAACGGCATGTTATTTCCTATTGATAAACAAACAGTATGGGAAGAAACTGACGAGAAATTCTACGATAAGATTATGGGACACAGAACCATAAAAGGATACGGCACAAAACAATCTAAGGAGATGGCTAAGTAATGTTCGCACCAGGAAAGCCAAACAAAAGAGGAAGTAAAGTAGGAGACACTACTTATACTAGTGGATTTGGTTCCTTCAAATATTGGGAATGGAATGGAACTGACTGGAATGAAATAACTAGAGATAAATGGAAGGGGGCAAATCCTGGAGGGACAGCTTACACATCTATCCAAGTTCCAGCAGGAGGAACAGCAACGGGTGCTCTCAGGTATCCAGCAAACGTTGCGATGAAAGAGAATTCTGACTACGTAATGTTTGAATTTTATGAATATCAACCACCATTCCAAGATATAAACCGAAGTGATACAGAAGCAAAAGCAGGACCACTAGGAGCATATAACGAAAGTGTATTGTCTTCAAGATTATACGACAAAACATCTGGAAAAACTATAGTCCTTTACATGCCAGAAGATATTTCTACTGGATACAAGGCTAATTGGAGTGGAAAGGCATTTAGTAATATCGGCAGAGATATATTGACTGGTGCTGGATCTGCAGATCTAGGACAACAATTTTCAAATGGAACAAATGCATTTGAAACGATGATTGATCAAATAATTCCCAATACTGGAGCTAAAGTAATCCAAGAAGTTATTGGAAAAATAACTGGGGAATCGATTGAACCAAATGACATCTTTGCTAGTACTCGTGGAGTTATTTTAAACCCAAACGTTGAATTGCTGTTTAGTGGTATTGATTTAAGGAATTTTTCTTTAAACTTTAAGATGGTTCCCAGAAATGCAAATGAAGCAACGATGATCAAAGACATCGTAAAGGAATTTAAAAAAGCGATGCTTCCAAAATTTGCAAAAGGAACTGAATTACCAGTATCAACTTTACTAGCTTCTCCTCAATCAATTGCGTCGAACTTTATTAGAGTTCCAAACGTTTGCAGAGTTTCTTTTATGAGAGGAGGAGACTTAAATACAGATGTTCCACAATATAAAATGTGTGCCATCACACAAGTTGATGTGAATTACACTCCAGACGGTGCTTATGCTACATATGATGATGGTAGCATGGTCGCAATCTCATTATCATTATCATTCCAAGAAACCAAACTCATATTCTCAGAAGAAGCTGACAAATACTAATGTACTTTTCACTAATTCCAGATATCTCGTATGACGAGAAACCAATTAGTTATCCATTTTCGGAATCTGATTTTATAACTGCGAAGAATTTTTTCCGTAGATATAAAATTAATGATGATGTCTTTTCGTATGCTGTTATCTTCAACAAGTATACCATAACAGATGGGGAAAGACCAGATACATTAGCGAAAAAAGTATATGGTGATCAGTTTTATGATTGGGTAATTCTTATTACCAACAACATGGTAAATGCTCAGTATGACTGGCCCATGTCAAACTATACGCTGTATAAAACTCTAGAGTCTGAGTATGATGATCCATATGGAACTATCAGACACTACGAAACCTACGAGATCGGTCCATACCCTGCAGGTTTGCGCGTAGACGAAGAGTTCTATAATAAAACACACAAACTAAACATCAACGGATCTATTGTAACCAAAGCAGGAAACACAATCTGCAGACCAGTTACTATTGCCGAGTATTATGCAGACGAGAACGAAAAGAAAAGAGAAATTTACTTACTAAAACCAGCATACTTTAGGCAGTTCGTTGATGATTTTAGAAAGAGAAATCTCTATAAGAAATCAGATAGCTATATTAGTCAGCGTCTTAAGAAGACTGGTTGACGCGACTTTTTGACAAAAAAATTGGCGGGAAAATTTTTCTCCCGCCAACGAAATCAATATGTGATTTTGGAATCAGTCTTCTTCAGCGAGACGAGCGAAGTAACTGAGAGCATCGTCATCATCAACAACTGAATCTTCCCTCACAGGAATAGGAGCAGCAGAGACGCGACTGCGGAACGAAGAGGGTTCATCTTCCACGATGGGTTCGAACTCTTCATCATCCACAGAAGGACGAGTGGCAGGACGGGAAGTAACACCAAGCACAAGGTTCAGACGTGCTTCCAGTTCCTCGTAAGTCTTGAACTGATCCTTGTTAGTGAAAGCTTCCAGAGAGTACTCTTGCTTCCACACTTTTTCCAGTTCATCATCATCTGCACTCAGAGCAGACACACTATCGAACTCAGAACTATCGTAGTTCCAGTAACCAGCAACCTTCTTGATCTTCAGTTTGAAGTTAGCACCTTCCCAAAGATCAAAGACATTCACGGGGTCTTCATCCTGAAACTCAGGTTGCATGGCGGCAAGGATCTTATCATGGATCTTCTTACCGTACTTGTAAAGGAACACTTTACCTTCGTTCTCAGGATTCTTAGGATCCTTTACGACATAGATGTTGCTGTAATACTGGAGCTTGCGCTTTTGTTTACGAGCAGTCTCTTTATCTTCATCACTACCGCTGTTCCACAGTTTGCGGTTGATCTCACCAACAGGATCTTTTTCGTTCAGGGTGGTGAGAGAGTTTTCGATGTACCAACCACCAGGACCTTGGAAGGCGTGGGAGTACACTTTTGCCCAGGGCACCGTCTCCCCTTCAGGAGCGGGCAGGAAACGGATAACAGCGTACCCGTTGCCAGAAGCGTCAACCTCGGGCTTCCAGAAACGTTCGTCAACTTGCTTGCCGCTAGCGGACTTTTCAAGTTCCTTCTGGAGGAACGAGAAGTTGTTCTGGGATTTACGCTTCAGATCTGCGAAAGACATAGGATTTCCTCGGATTAGTTTGGATTTGGTCTGTGATGCCCTGACCACTTAGACATAATAACAGGGCACAGGGTCGGGCGTCAACCCCCTGTGCCACTTTGCAGTTTGTCCTTCATGAAGCGGACACGCTCCAGAAGTTCGTCAAACATACTTTCAATAGGTGTCTCTGGAGTAGCACCTAACATAATAATACCACTCTTTAGTGTTTCCAAAGCAGATTTTGCTTCTGGATCTTCACTTAATTTAATACGATAGTAAAAGATCTTTTGCTTTTCTACTAGAGTTTCTAGAGCTTCGAAGTATTCCAACTTTCTTTCATCATCAAGAAGAACAAAGTTCATGGCAGATCTAAAGCAAAACTGCTGAAGATCTACCATCTCTTGGATGTCACCACGGACTAATTCAGATTTAAAGAAGCTCATACTAGCATCAATTTGGCACGACTTGTTTTCTTCATGAAGTTGAGTTGCTGTGCCTCATGACGGAGTTTTTCCTTTAGAGGTTTGCTAATCAACTTACCAACACTATCTATTTCAATTTCATTTGTTTCGCAATAGTGGATAACCGAATCAATATAATTCATATCTGGATTGTTGAGAGCAATCCTCTCCACTTCCTGCGAAAACTTCGCAGATGTCATAAATCTATCCTCTAATAATTGTTTTTTCTCCATATCGTTCCTGGTATTCGTCGATGTAACTCATTAGTTTGACAAAGAATTCTTTCTTAGGTGGAAGCACCTTAACTTGAGTTTCGCCGTTTTCGCAAGCAACGATAGTTACAAGTTGTTTTACGCTCAATCCATATAGTTCTTGAAGCATACATGCATATGCAGTTTCTTGAACAAAGTAGTCGTAAAGATATTTCTCACGCTTAGGTTCGGCAGCAGTCTTGAAATCAATAATAGATAACACACCGTCGAATTCAGCGATACAATCTACACGCCCAGCAAGTTCAAGGTGTCTTGAATAGAGCGCCGCTTCCTGTAAGTATATGTTATTTATGCGGTTCAAAACATCCTTAGAATGCTGGAACATCAGAACAGGAAGCGGGAACTTTTGATATTTTTTTAGATCCAGATTATTGTTGAAGTAATCTTCTACAATAGAATGATATTTGGTTCCTCTATTAGTAGAGCGAGAAGAAATATTGTTAGCTTTCTCCTCGCCCACACGCTGGCGCCATCTAGCAATACCAGCCATCTTTTCTCGGTTGTTACTAATCACGGTGGTGACTGACGGGAACTTGTCTCCATCTGGTGTTAGATAAACACGCTTACCATCCACCATCTCAGCAGACATTTCAACTGGTGTCAGAGCACCAACATGATTAAACAATTTCATAGGCCAAGATTGATTTTGTTGATAATGTAAGACTTGACAAGACCAGAGCGCACAATATCATCGATACCGAATTCAATTAGAGAGAACTCGGGCATCGCTTGAAGGATACGCTGGAAGTCTAGAATACCAGAACGCTCGTTGATCTTTACAAGATCAGTTTGAGCTGCATCACCACAGAATACAATTTTAGTATCCTGTCCGACACGAGTAATGATACTATCAAGTTCGTGGAAATTCAAGTTCTGACACTCATCAATAATAACGATAGAGTTATCAAGAGTGGTGCCTCGAATGAAACTTGTACTCCAGAAAGAGACGGTCTCCTGTCACTTCAGGTTATCATACAGCATATCGTATGAATTGTCATCGGGCATCTCGAACATAGATTGAACCATGTTCTTGTATGGAATCTGATAGAGAGAAGATTTATCTTCATGGTCTCCAGGAAGGAAACCAATCTCTCGTGTGGCAACAAGAGAGCGAACAATATAAACCTTCTCATAAGGAGTGTATTCATTCAACACATCCTTGAGTGCCTTATAGAGAGCAACGAATGTTTTACCAGTTCCTGCTACACCATAGGCATAGATCATTTGCCCTTTGTCCCACTCATCAAAAAAGAGTTGTTGATTGTGAGTGAGAGGTTCAACGTTAATCATGTAAGCTTCGTCAATAGGCTTGCGACGCTTACGTTGCTTAGCACTCATGCCTTGTCCAGGTGCTTTATGTTGAGTCTTCTTTCTTACTGGCATATCAGTTATATTTTTGAGTGATACTATCGTTTGTTGGTGCCTTGGGGGCAATTTTGTTCTTCATGATGTCATAGAACCCAGGATGGGTTCTTGACAGTTTAGAATATACGTCCCCGATCTCACCAGATGAAGGACAAGTAGATGGATCGCTCCAATCTCTTGTCCAGTCTGGGTTGTCGATCTTCCACTGGTCCCAGTCATGGACACTAACCACGACTTCTTTTTGTTCGCCAGTTTTAGTATTGATAACAGGATAAGTAGCCATTACTTCCACCCCAACGCTTCAGCACAAATAGGAAATTGCCCAGCAAAGATGCACTGACATTCTTTAGCGATGTCCATGTGCTCTTTTTGAGTACCGTTTGCCGTTCTCAGTTCTATATAGTGGATCCATGAACGAACAGAGCCAGTCATGTAGATTTTTGTTGGAGTTGCTAATGGTAGGACGAATCTCGCGCATTCCTTAGCAACGCCCTGGCGAAGGAGTTCGTTATAGAGATCCATCGCTGAAATAAAGTGGCGATTAATACACGCTTGGAGATCTTTTTTTGTTTCGGGAGAGATATCATCAATAGAATTTTGTCGGTTTTTATGATCTTGACTGCGGAGATCTGGAACAGGGATACCACTCTCCAACCAGTTTACATCAGCATAACGCTGTGAAAATTCTTGATATGTAAACGAACGATGGCGCAAAATTTGAGCTGCGATACCACGATTCGTTTCAATCTCAAGAGTCATGTGTGCTTGCTCAAACACAGACCAGTGGTTATGCGTGATGCAATACTTTAGAAGTCCTGCTACGTTAGGATTCTCCTGATTCTGTGGGTTGCTCACTCTCGCTACGTACCCCATCGTCTTCTCCGCTTCGGGAGTTACTGATACTAGTCGTACTGGTCCATGTTGCTGCTTCATTCTTGAATCCTTTACTCATAAAATCACGTTTACGCTTGAGATCCTCTTTTGCTAAGCGTAGTGCTCGCTTCATGTAAATGATCTCTTCATTAGTATACAGCATCGGGTTCTTTTCCGCAAGCTTAATCGCTTTTTTTGCTGCTTTGATAGTGTCTTTAATTCTCATCAATAAACCTCTTTATACTTGTTGAATTCTTCTAAGATTTGTTTGTCAACTGTGTGCAGAGATGCCAAGTCAAATTGATATCCTTTACTAATAATATAATCACAGAATTCATAGACTTCTTTTGTTAGTGGTATTTTCATACGAACAAAACCACTCAAGATGAACGCTCTCTTCTGAAAGTTTTCGTCTTTTTTATATCTAATCGGGGTAGCCATCGTCATCACTTTCGTTTGAATAAGTATTTCCAGATCTATGCTCTACCTTGTAGGCAGTCACGTCTGAGTACACTTCAGATTCTAATGATTCCACCAGGAGTTTCAAGTTTTTGACGATAAGTTTTAGTCTTTCTTTATCCATGGTAGCACAGCGTACACTACTAATTATAGCACAAAAAAAGGGAGGTTTTTCAACCTCCCTAAAATCACATTCTCATAGCCATCGCAAGTTGTGCTTGCTTCAGTTTATTTTGTTTTTGAATTTGAATACGAATCACATTTAACCAATTCATTTTGCTACCTCCTGATTTTTGCAGGGACGATAGGCAACACCACGATAGGTATTAGATGGATGAGCTGGTGCATGAGTTTCACAATACCATTTCTGATATTCTTGCTTGGGGATGTCAGTATTATACTTGCATCCACGGTAAGTTGCGATTGACATTAGGGTTCTCCTTAATTTTCAGGCTAAAGAGCGTTCCTTCAGTCGTTTGCGTTCGCTATTTGCAAATAGCGAATGAACGATCCGTTCCGCGACTTACTTCCGTCGCCTTAGGCGATGAACGTATATCTAATTATAACACAGATTTTGTAAAATAAGATACCGTTTTACGTATTTTAATTTTCCGAAAGATAAAATGATTCCCCCCTTGCACGACACACTCTTCTAACTCTTACGTTGTACTTTGCTTCTGGCTCTTCTGTAAGTAACTGTTTTGCAAAGTCAAATGCCGACTGATACTTTGAAAATTTGAATACTTGATCATAAGTTTTCGCAGAAACAAGAACGCCATCGCTACGTTGTAGTTTCATAGTATGCCAAGATGTTGGATCTGATGTTTTACAATAATGAATACACCAGTTACCATTTGAATCTGAAATCATTTCTTTTTCTTTGTTGGTTGTTGACTTCCCCATAGTTTGGGATTGACACGACCTTCAGTTTGTTTGAAACTGATAAGACCTTCTCTATATCTATCCCAATAATAATCAAAGATATCTACTTTTTTATTGCAGATTACTATATCATAACAGATATCATCATCTTCGTACTCAACAATATAAGCAGTATATGGCAGAGACTTGTCATCTGCCAGAGAAGGATCGCAATTTTGATGAAGAATTTTTACGCTCAACTGCGACCTCCCCACTTGATCTGAGGATATGCCTCCTCCACACACTGCTTGGTGATCTTCCAACGCTTGCCAAGCTTCTTGTCTTTCATTAAACATAGAACTTCCGCTTCACCGCTATGAAGACCCTCAAGAAGTTGAATGAAGAGGGTTTCACGACGGTTCTGAGAAATGTTTGCACCGCCTCTGAAGAACAGATAAAGCTTGCGGTACTCATGAATGAGTTTAGTATGCTCTGTGTCCTCTGGGGCGGCGTTGGATGTGTAAGGAACATCACCTTCTGGAAGCATCGAGACTACACTTTCATCGAAGTTAGCAATCAGAATTTGTCTGAGTGCTGGAGTGTTATACTCCTGTAAAAGTTTGATCTTTTCTGCTTTAGTTTTTGCGTTGCTTACTTTTTGTAGCACTTCATGGATTAATAATTGCATAACCTAATTTGTATCATATGTGTATTTAGTCCTCGTAATCTTCGTCGTAATCTTCATCGACAAAGCGTACTGATAGGAGTTCTTCGTTGATCCACTGACCATCTCCATCAAGCATTTCTGGATGTACGTTTTCTGCTTCCAGTTTGCCGTACATAAACTCATGTAGCTTTTCGTTTGCTGTCCATCCAGCAATCACTCCAACACACAGAAAGATAAATGAAACTGTTGCTGAAAAGTAAACGATTGTTGCTTGCGCCATTTGTTCAACTCCGAACTAGTCTTTTTCCTTGCCCCACCTAATTTCTAAGTTGAAGTAGACTTTTCTTCTTAGGAGGGTGAATACCTTATTAATGAGCACACCATGCTCTGGTTTTGGTTCTTCCTTCGGTTTAGCCCCCCTAAGCATGAGCTCCACACCTCTATTTATTTTGAGTTCAGACATTTTTCTTGGATGATACTAATCCTTTTTCTAAAAATAGTTTTGCTGTCTCTACTAATCCCCCAACATGTTCTCCGTCTATAATAACATATGGATACCCAGTACAATCAGGAAATTTATTTAAGAATTCTTCTCGTGTCAGATCTGTTCCAACAGAAACCATAGTGTATTCTACATTTGCGCGAGAAAATAATTCTTTTAGTTTCTCGCAGTAGAAACACCCTTCGGTAGTAAAAGCAGTTATTTGCATAAAAAAAGAGGGTCTTTCGACCCCCAGTATATCAGATTGTATCTAACTTGTCAACCGATTGCAGGTGCAGTAAGAGCAACAGGAGTGCTATCAGCAGCAGCAAGATCGAGGGGGAAGTTGTGAGCGTTGCGCTCGTGCATCACTTCAAAACCGAGGTTAGCACGGTTGAGAATGTCTGCCCAAGTGTTAATCACACGACCGTTGTTGTCAAGCAGAGACTGGTTGAAGTTGAAACCGTTGAGGTTGAAAGCCATGGTGCTAACACCAAGAGCAGCAAACCAGATACCAACTACAGGCCAAGCAGCAAGGAAGAAGTGGAGACTACGGGAGTTATTGAAGGAAGCATATTGAAAAATAAGGCGACCGAAATAACCATGAGCAGCTACGATATTGTAGGTCTCTTCTTCTTGACCGAACTTGTAACCGTAGTTCTGGGATTCTACTTCTGTGGTCTCACGAACGAGTGAAGACGTAACCAAACTTCCGTGCATAGCACTAAAGAGACTGCCACCAAATACCCCAGCCACGCCAAGCATATGGAACGGATGCATAAGGATATTGTGTTCTGCTTGGAAGACGAGCATGTAGTTAAACGTGCCCGAGATTCCGAGAGGCATACCATCAGAGAAGGAACCTTGACCGAAGGGATACACAAGGAACACAGCAGTTGCAGCAGCAACGGGAGCAGAATAAGCAACGCAAATCCAAGGACGCATACCCAAACGATAGGAGAGTTCCCATTCACGACCCATGTAAGAGAAGACACCGATGAGGAAGTGGAATACCACTAGTTGATAGGGACCACCATTATATAGCCATTCATCGAGTGAAGCAGCTTCCCAAATGGGATAGAAGTGGAGACCGATGGCGTTGCTAGAAGGAACAACAGCACCAGAGATGATGTTGTTTCCATACATTAGAGAACCAGCAACAGGTTCACGGATGCCGTCAATATCGACGGGAGGTGCAGCAATAAAAGCAACGATGAAACAGATAGTAGCAGCGAGAAGAGTTGGAATCATTAGGGTTCCAAACCAACCAACATAAAGACGATTGTTGGTAGAAGTCACCCACTCGCAGAACTGTTCCCAAGTGTTGCTTCCACGCTGTTGAGCGATGGATGCAGTCATAGTTATTAAGACAGTAAGGTTTACATGTAAGAAAACAAACGTAACGAAATGTGAGGATCTCGTAACATTTGTTTACCTATTTATTATAACCCGTGCCCCTTTCGGTTGTCAAGGGGCAAAGTCGGGTATAAATACTCAATTGCGCCAGTTCAGTAACTGGCCTCGTTGTACTCCACCTGACACGGCTGGATCTCGTGGATACTCATGTCAACAGACTTGTCAACCAGTCTCTGCTCCAATTCGTCAACCGACAGACTGTGTGCTACTACTTCTGTTGAACTAGAATTTTTTTTATAAACGTGAAAAACTTGATCGTTCATCATATACCTCTATGATAAAAACAAAAAAGGGACCATCCTGTTATTTGGCAGGGGTCCCTCTGGCTTGCGCCGACGATATTCAATTGTTATTTATCAAAGAACACCAGGGATAATTTGACCCGTGGTGAGATAAGTTCCAACAGCAATTACGAAACCTAGCATAGCAAGACGTGCGTTGAGGATTTCTGCCTCTGGGGTAAAACCGAATTTCATTTTTGTTCTCCTTGATATAAATGTTTTTGTTTTAGTTCGGGGTTGGGATTACAAACCACCTTTTCTTTTAGAGGTTTGATTACGATAAACTTGTCACTCTTGAGGGTGCCAGCGATCTTAACTTCCAGATCTTGTCCGTTAGTCCAAGCACCACTCTCTACCAATTCTTGAAGGGCAATACTGAGTTGCCCTAACATATCACCAGTACTCACAAGTTCTCCTCTTGCTCGGTCAAAATGACACAATCGCTAGTGGGATATGCTACACAAGTTAGCACCCAACCATCTTCAAGTTGATCATCATCCAAGAACGATTGCTCCTCATTATCTACTGTACCAGAGATAATCTTACCAGCACAGGCAGAGCACGCACCAGCACGGCATGAAGAGGGGAGGTCGATGCCTGCCTCTTCAGCAGCCTCAAGAATATACATGTCATCGGGGCACTCGAAAGTGGTTTCGGTGCCATCAGGGGATTGCAGGGTAATGTTGAAAGTGGTCATTAGTAAGTCTCAGCGAGCTTCTCTACAGCATAGCACAGGGTCACCAAAAAGGCAACCGATGTCAGGGTCCAAACAAATTCAGTCATCAGAAGACCCCGAAGAATAGATTACCTGTGAGAGAATAAGAAATAGCCCAGCGTCCATTATACATCTCCGTAGATTGCATAGGAGTCAAAAGACCCTTACGATTGTATTCTTGGTAGACCATGGTTGGCTCCTTTGCCCACATGTTCTGTTGTCCATGCTCATTTGTTGTTACAGTCATTTAGTTTTGTAACGAATTACGACACTAGTATATAGGATTTCAAATCGTATGTCAAGAAATAAAAATGAGCATACGATCACAATAAAAAATCTTTGAGTTGGGGAAATAGATTTTCTATTTTCTCAACTCTTTTTTGTATGTCTGGATCATACAAAGCCATCTTAGTTTGAATTAATCCATATGAAGGAAATGTATATTCTATATGTTCTGTTTGACTGAACGTATCAATAACAGTATCATCTTTTCCGTTCAATCGAGTTTTCTTTACATCAATATCACAGAAAGAAAAGTCAGTTACTTCTGGCAAATTAAAATGATTACATACTCGTTTCAAAGTTTCTTTCTTATCTTGTAGAAAATCATTCGTAGTTACCCATAAAACATTTGAACTATCCAGCATACGAAATACGCTACACAACCAAACGTATGTTACTTTGTCAAGTTCATCTTCTGGTTTCCAATTGATTGATGGATGATTGTGATTGTTCAAAATATAATCTGTTTTTTGTAATCGTTGCTTGACCCACATAGGATTAACAGATTTAATTTTACACAGATGCTGTGCTAAAGGTCTGTATAGAAATACTTTATTGCCTGGAAAGTTTGTTTCAAAACAAGTAGTCATACTTGGAAACTTAACAACAGACCCATAGAAATTTTCCATATTTTTGTATGGATCTGTTCCAAGCAATAAAGATTTTGCCCAGGATGGTTCGGCATAGGATTTACATACTGTAGACAATAATGAGGTTATTAATGTAGAACCACACCTTGCCACATGATAGATTTGATGTATTTGTTCAGACATAATTATCGCTATTTTTTACACTCATAAACTGAGATATACAATATCTCCCATCACCATTCCAATAAGCACTATCATCTATCGATACTTTCTTTACTCCATGCTCTACATATCCTGGTAATAAAATAAAAGTATTATGTGAGCATTCCACTTGATAATTGTATTGTGGAAAATATAATTCTCCCCCACTAAATTTTTTTGGTATTGCGTGAAAATACGAGAAGGTTAAAAACTCATGTCCAATATCTGTATGTGGTTTATATCCTTCGTTATTGTGATAATATCTAACTTTTGTAATGATGGTATCGACATATCTAAGACGTAGTAAATGAGGCCATTTATTTACTATTGTAGATATTAAAGGAGCGTCAAATGTTTTCTTTGTGACTTGTAGAATATTTGATAACTCTGGTATAGTATATGCTTTTTCTAAATGTAATGCTCTACTTTCAGTAAGTCCATTCATACTAGCATGATGAACTCCTGGTTTATATAATTTGTTTGGATAGGATAAAAATTTAATTTCTTCTTCAATTAATTTTAATTCTTTTTCGTCGTAAAAATTTTCTATTAATACATGAGGAAATGGATTGTCAAGTAATTCTATATTCATTCGTCTCCAATAAGAATAACAAACTCATCAATTATTTCGTCATAATACATTCCAATACCAGCATACCTTCCTCTAATGTTTCCATTATATGAAGTTTGCTTCCAGTTAGTATTTTCTCCCTGTAGCATTTTACAGAATTGAACACCAATCTCTTCCGATTCTTCTCCATTTTCATCAATAATATCATCATTAGATACTACAATAACTTCAATTACTTTATTGTTTTCGTCTAGTTTAGCAAAGTGTGCCATGATTATAAAACAGTAAATGTATTAGAACCTGTGAAGGTATGTATAACGTAAGCAGTTCCGCTAATTGTTTGGTATGTAATTGTTCCTCCAGTTGCTTTAGCAACAGTTCCAGGATAACGAATTACAACTACACCAGAACCACCAGTAGCTCCTGTAGCACCAGCAATATCATTTTGACCACGAGCACCACCGCCACTATTTGCTGGGGCATTTGATATCGTAGTATTATTTGGATCTCCATTATTTCCTGTTGTAGATGAACCGTTGCCACCGCCACCCCATCCAACATAAGTATTAGAAGTTGTAGAAAATAATATTAAATTATATCCAGCGCCACCATTACCGCCAGTACCAGAACCAGCGTTGCTTCCTCCCCCAGTAAATCCACCACCGCCGCCTGCTGCCGCAGTAGATGTTCCAAGCGTACCACTAAAACCAGTACCACCATTATTACCTTGTCCAACAATTCCTGTTCCTGCTGTATTTCTTGCTGCGGGCCACGTTACAGTAGGTGAACCTGAACCACCTCCACCAGAACCTCCATTTTTGTCTGTTGAAGAACTACCACCCGATCCACCACCCGATGATGTGAGAACAGCAGCTCCACCAGAAGTTAAAGCATAATATGTATCACTTCCTTTTCCAGTTGAGTCATCAGCAGCGGCACCACCCGCTCCAACAGTAAGATATAAAGAACTTCCATTTGCTGTGGTTCCACTTGTGGTCCTTACACCACCTCCACCGCCACCACCAGAACGAACTGGATCGTAAGAATTATCATCTCCCGCAAATCCCCAAGTATATCTATCAGGAGCATACGTTCCACCACCGCCACCAACTAATAGCATTTCCCAATCCAAAGGAACTGCTAAAGGAACAGTACGTTTTCCGATACCAAATGCTTTTGAACTACCGATACCAAATGCTGTTGGACTCATATTACACCTCAACTAAAGTTTGTATTACCTGAACCAAATACGTTGATGGTTCCTGCACTATCTTTAACAATAGTAAATGTAATGATATCAAAGTTATTTGTTGCCGTTGGAGCAGAACCACCAGACCATTTGACTCCACCAGAAACAGAGGAACCATTAACACTACAAGCATCACCATAAGTTTGTGCTGTATCCCCATCAATAATTAGAGTTACTGTTGTTGCTTTGCTGTTTGCTGTTGGAACGTTAGTAAATGCCCAAGTAGTTACAGAAGCATTAAGATCTCCAAGAACTACAGTTCCCGCTGATGTATCTACTGTGAGTGTTCCAGATGAAGGAGCAAGTGTAGTATTGAAAGCATTTACTACTGTTTCTGTAATCTGATTTAAATTAGTTGTTCCACTTACAGTTAAACTAGTTAGAGTTCCAACAGAAGTCAAACTGGAACTTGTAACAGCAGCACCCAAACTGAATGAACCAGTTGAAGGACCAATCTGAGAACCGCTGGCAATCAATACGTTACCTATACGATATTGCTTACCAGATGCTAAGTCGAAATGTTCTGTTGATGTCCACGCATCAGTTGCATCTGTCCAGGTAATAGATTTATTGGTTGTTCCGAGCAAACGAATACCACCACCATCAGCTGATGTATCAGAAGGACCAACAACATTAAATGTTGCCTGACCACTACTGCCATTTACATTATTATCGAGAGTAATTGTCTCAGCAACACTATCAATAGATAGAATTTTTGTCCCAACAGCAACATTAATACCACTAGTTGAAATGCTAACTACCATTCCAGGAATGACATTAGCAAAAGAAGATACATTAGAAATGGTAGGTGAACCATTAGTTACATTAGCAGTAAATGTAGTATTTTCTACATTACCAAGATCAATCAGTTTGTCATCAACAGTTAATGTACTCGTATTTAATGTTGTAGTAATTCCATTTACTAATAGGTTACCAGTTAAGGTTAGATTACCACCAATACCAACATCATTTAAGAATTGAACGTTAAATCCACTGTCTCCGCGAATCCAAGTGCCAGTTCCAGAACCAATCACAAGTTGCCTATCTCCACCAGGAGTAGGTGGTCTGTATGTTGCGTTAGTATCATTCTCGTCATCTGCTGCACCAATCAATACGTTACCGCTTCCAGTTGCACCAGCACCAGCATAGTGACCGATACAAACGTTGTAACCACCACCACTATTACCATATAAAGTATTTGCACCAACCGCAACATTCTTGCTTCCAGTAAGATCGCTGTATTGCGAATCTCTACCAACTGCAATATTATAAGTAGCAGTTCCAGCAGATCTCAGAGCATTATTACCAATTGCTACGTTACCAGCACCAGAATTGAGTGTTAATCCAGCCTCATAACCAAGTGCTGTATTCTGTGTTCCTGAGGTAATTGAATATAAAGCATTTTCTCCAACACGAGTGTTAGTTGCTAATTGGTTCCCACCTCTACCAACATCAACACCAAGAATACGAATGTCTGAGTTTACAAATGTTGCTGTTGAGTTGACTGTTAGTAAATCACCAACAGCGTCTCCTAGGATTACCGATCCATCACACTGCAGTTTCATGGATCCGAAAATCCTTACCGTATTTGCTGGTGTGTTTGGTGTTGCGGGTCTTCCAGCACCGATATGTAGAGTAGTAGCAGCACCAGCGAAGTTAATTAGAGTTGCTGTGCTATCGATAAGATCGAATGATGCGCTGTTTGTAGTTAAACTTGTCTGAACCTGTGGGCTCAGGTTGAACATCAGACGACCACCAGTTCCAGTTTCATCTGAAATCTTACCAGCAAGTTGGTTTGATGTCGTTGATGCTAGAGCGTCAATTCTATTGTTCGAATAAATTACAGTTCCGCCAGCACCAAATGAAACTGTTGAATTATCTGTTCCCTGGAATGTTAATGTGTTGTTGCAAGTAAAAGTTTTGTTGTTAGCAATTGTAAGAGTTCCACTTACAACCTGAGAAATTGAGAGACCATTAACACTTGTAGCAGTGGCAACTCCAATATTTGGTGTAGTTAATGTTGGTGATGTTAATGTTTTATTAGTTAGAGTTTGAGTTTCTCCTTCAGTTACCAATCTCTGAGAAACAGAACCATCATATGTTCTCCAATATCCACCATTTTCTGTCCACAAGAGAGAACTATATGAAGTTACAAGTCCAAGAGAGTTAGTAGTTCTATTAACTTGAATACCACCATCAGCACCAGTAATGCTAACGCCTCTACGCATCTCAATAATATTATCTTCAATCACCAAAGTCTGTGACTGAACTGTTGTGGTAGCACCAGTAACGATTAAGTCTCCACCAATAGTTACAGTTGAACCATCATCATTAATAATACTATTCGTAATCTGATTATTTCCACTATCCCACTTAAGAACTTTCTGGTTTGTGAAGTTAGCAACGTTCTTAATAGAAAATTCTGTTCCACCAGGAGCACCAGTTGCAGCAGCTCCAGATATTGTTAAACCTCCACCTGATAGTGGAGTGAATGTCGTATTAGTATCAACAGAACTAATGGTAATTTCTGGAGCACCTGTTGTCGCGTTAGTTCCCTGAGAAATAGTTGTTGCACCACCCTGAACAAGGGTAATGTTTCCTGCAGTATATGTTCCTGAAGATGTTCCACGCAGGAATGTTTCTGTGTTAGTGAAGGAAGAAGCAACAGTAATTGTGCTTCCAGATTGTGTTAATGTTACATTAGCCCCTGGAGCAAAACTAATATCACCAGAAGTGAATGATCCGCCACCAGCACCAGTTGCTCTAACTCTCGTAATGGTATCAAGAGAGTTGAATGTGAAGGTATTTCCAGACTGAGCAATAGTTAAGTTTGTGCTTCCCGATGCAAGGGTTACATCTCCACTTACATATGAACCACTTCCACTAACGTTTTCTCTTACTCTCGTTACAGTGTTTGTATCTTGTCCAACAATTGTAATCTCTTGACCAGATTGTGTAATACTCGTAAATGCACCAGCTTTGAGAATTACATTACCAGTAACCAGCGTTCCTCCTTCTGCCGATACTCTGGTAATTGTATCCCTATCTTCTGCCGATGCTGATAAAGTAATTTGATCTCCAGATCTACCGATGTATAAGTTTGCTACTTTATGGTTTGCTGGTAATACACCGCTATACGCAGCAACGGCAAGAGTAACATCATCATCTACACCAGCACCAAAATTTCCACCAGATGTCAAACGAATAATCTTTGCGTTTGTCGCTCCATCAGCAGCAGAAATACTATAAGTAGTATTATCATTTGGTGTAGTTACACTTCCACCCAGAGCAATTTCCGTTCCATTAATAGTAATTGAATTATTTACTAGAGCTGCATTTGGAATACTAGTGAATGTATTTGTTGTTCCAGATAAGAAACTAGATTCAATAGTTTTATTGGTGATTGTCTGAGTTGCTGTCAGATAAACATCTCCTGGATTATCCCACAATACAGTCGAACCATCTGTTTTAAGATACTGTCCAGAAGAACCAGTCGATCCATTAACTGAAATTCCATTTCCAGTTAAATCTAGATTATCGCCAGATACAAGTTCTTCAATCTTTTTTGAAACAGCATTAACAATTAATGGAAAACGATCAGCCATTTAACTTACCAAGGATGGATACTAGTGCTCTTGGTTTATTTATGCCGCATAAAAATAACGGGAATAAGCGGGTGATCGGACTCGAACCGACGACATCTAACTTGGAAGGATAGCGTTCTACCACTGAACTACACCCGCGAGAAAGGGGGTTGTCAATCCCCCGTTGCTAGGCTCGCCACTGGAACGTATAAACCAGGCGGGAGAGAGTCCCATCCGCACCACCAATTCTTTAGAGAAATTGGAAACTCCAGGGGTCATAAGACCATCCCGACCAGGGCGCTTTTTACGCCATCCCGAGGCGCGGGTCATTTGACTCCACCAGGATAAGTTTTCAGTCTTTCCAGGACCAAAATATTTAGTCCCACTTTCGATAGGCACCTACCTCAGGATCGGGATCTAACCACTTAGTATACTCAGGATCTTCTAAGCATACATCAAGTTGCATTTGGTTGTCAAGCAAATACATATCAGTATAACGTTTGGTCCACTCGTTGAACTTTTGGATGCGATAGTCAGGTTTGCCGTTGATCTCTAAAGTACCACACTGGACATAACGATATGGAGAGCGTTCAAGGATGACGGTTGGTTTGATCATGGAGCATCGTTGTGTTCTGTCATCATATTATACCATGCATCCTCGCTCGCGTCACTCACTAAAGGTGACAGTTCACCAGCTGGCACAGCGACAACTGCCTTACCGTCTGGTTGTCTGATCAAAAACTTTTCCCCACCCTCAATACGATCCATATAAGTATCGAGATTTTTTTCAAAGTCAGCAACAGTTACTTCAATCATGGCACACAACAGATTTGTTTTTCTTGCATATAACGGATAGATTCTTGGCAACCACCTAAGTGCAAATCACCAAGAACGATTTGAGGAAAAGTGGCACCTTCGCCAAATTCAGCATAGAATTCTTCTCGTGTGAAGTCTCTATCCAGTTCATAAACTACATGCTGTAATTCTTCATGTTCCACAACTGCGATGAACTTTTCACAGAATGGACATCCTGGTTTTGAGTAAACGGTAAATGCCATAATTGGATTGAAAATAATATATATTTCACAATCGGGGTGATAGGATTCGAACCTACGACCTCCCGCTCCCAAAGCGGATGCGCTACCAAACTGCGCTACACCCCGATTAAATGCTCCACATACGGAGCAGGTTGTTATGAGACTTACAAATCAAATCAAACTCTTCAGTCTTTCCCTGATTTGCTAACAGAGACATCTTAGCAGAATTCAAATCAAAAAGCAACTCCCTTTGGTAGGGATCTTTAACTCTACTTTCAACCCAACCGCAACAAACAAGACGAGTTCCAGAAGTAACTTCAGTAACTTCATGTAATGTAGAGGAAGGATATAGAATGGCGTCACCAGATTTTAACTTAATGCCATCAAATTCTTCAGATACTAGATACCCACCTTCATATTCACTTGGATCATTTAGAAATATAGTGAATGAAAGATCAGTTCTTCGTCCACTAATAAAAGCATTATCAACATGATCACCATACTTTCCACCTTCAGATGTTTTGCTGAAGATAAAAGAATGAATTTTTTTAGGAACAGAAAATGAATTGAATAGCAAATTCTTACCAAGAACATGTCCCACAAGTCCAACAAGTTTTTCGTATGCTGGACAAAATTGATTAAGTTGTTTATTCACTTTTACTTGTGAAGCAGCAATACCAGCTGTAGTAGTGCCATCTTCCCACCACTTAGGATCTTCCTCATCAAGAATTCTGATTGCTTTGTCAAGATCAGTTTGACTAAGAAGATCCTCAATCGTCAAGTACATAATATCAAAGTTTCAGAGTAGCATCACCTTTGTAGCATACGTGGCGGGGAGCAG